CAAGCGGTTTGGAATCAAAAGAATTTGATACCGAATCAGTATCAAATGAATGGTTTAGTATCAAGCGTGGCGATTGCGTTCAACTTATTAAAGACGTTCCATCAGAATCAGTTGGATTGTCAGTGTTTTCTCCACCGTTTGCAGAACTATACACTTACTCAAATCATATTGAAGATATGGGAAACTCAAAAGACTATAATGAATTTCTAAAACAGTTTTCTTACTTGGTAAATGAACTATACAGAGTAATGATGTCAGGTCGAAATGTAGCTGTTCATTGCATGGATTTACCAATTCAAAAGGGTAAGGAAGGATTTATAGGATTGAGAGATTTTAGTGGATTGCTTTTAAAGGCTTTTGATGCTGCTGGATTTGTTTATCATTCACGAATCACAATTTGGAAAGATCCAGTAGTTGAAATGCAAAGAACTAAGGCTCTTGGATTACTGCACAAACAAGTAAAAAAGGACAGCACTATGAGCCGAGTTGGAATACCTGACTATGTTATGGTGTTTCGCAAAGATGGAGAAAGAAATAATCCAGTTACTAATACTGATATTCCAGTTGACCTTTGGCAGAAAATAGCATCACCTGTTTGGATGGATATTGATTACGGAAACACTTTGCAAGGATTTAGAAACGCAAGGGATGAAAAAGACGAAAAGCATATTTGCCCGCTACAACTAGATACTATTGAGCGTTTAATTTTGCTTTACTCAAATAAAGGTGATACTGTTTTAACTCCTTTTATGGGAATTGGTAGTGAAGTTTACCAAGCGGTTAAAATGGGACGCAAGGGAATCGGATTTGAATTAAAGGAATCCTATTATCAACAAGCGAAACGGAATATTAACACAGCCGTTTTGGATAAAGCACAAGCGACTTTATTTTAGTATCTTTACAGCACGTTCAGAGGTGAGAGCCTGAAACGAAAAAGAAATTTAACGCCCAATACGGGCTGCGAGGTAAAGTAGTTAAGGCTACTAAACCGCTCTCACCGCAGCTTGTATTGGGTTTTTTGCATTTACAATGAAGGAATCAATGGTTATTTATCGGTCTTTTTACGAAGCACTAAAAGACCTGCCCGAAACAAACAGACTGCAAGTGTGGGATGCAATATGTGAACTCGGTTTGAATGGTGTTGAAGTCGAATTGACGGGATTATCCAAAACCATTTTTACACTTATCAAACCACAAATTGACGCTAATAATAGACGGGCAGCAGCAGGTAAAGAACACGGGCATTTAGGCGGTGAATATGGGAAACTTGGAGGCAGACCACCAAAAGAAAAACCCTCAAATAACCCCCAACAAAACCCGCAAGAAACCCCCTCGAAACCCTCTAATGTAAATGATAATGCTAATGAGAATGAAAATGGTAATGTAAATGAAAATTCAAATAGCATTGTTTCTAAAGAAACCAAAATCAAATCTTTTAAGTCTTGGTCTTACGATGACTTCAATAACTCAATAGCAGAACATAAAGACAAATTTGATAGACCACTACTTCTTGACTTTCAAAAGTATTGGACTGAACCAAGCCCATCTGGTAAACTTAGATTTCAACTTGAAAAGACTTGGGACACTCTTAGACGGCTCGAAAGATGGAAGGCTAACAACTTTAAGAAAGCCCCTAATAAACCCGAACCTACTCAATTCAACCGATCATCAGCGAACCATTACGTATGATAACATCACAAGAACTCGAAGAAAAGATTATAGCGATTCTGCTATCTTCAAACGATCACAAAGACGAAATAATCATTCAACTCAAATACGAATACTTTACAGTCGACCGATACAAAAAAGCATTTGAAGTTATTAAACGGCTGCATAAGAAACAAAGCCCGATTGACATTGCTTTCTTAAACCAAGAGAATAAACTTGCCAAACTTTTAGAAACGTCCGACATAATCACAATAACTCGGTCACTGGACAAGGTAGTTTCGGCTTTCTTTGAACCACACGAAGCGATCATTGCAGAACTTAGAAACATTTATCTGAAATCTCAAATACACCAAATCATTACAGAAGAATCAATTGGACTGTACGACCGGCACGATGCGACCATAACCGCTTCGGAAATGGTTAAACGGCTCAATGAGTTGATGGATACGGGAATGACTGTATCGAACATTATCACAACAGCCGACCTTGTCAAAGACGAACGAGAAGCATATTTCAGACGGCAAGAACTGAATCGACTTGGTAAGACAAGCGGGGTTGATACTGGACTAAAAGCACTCAACCGATTCACTGGAGGTTGGCAGCCTGAGTTTATAATCTTAGCAGGTCGACCGTCAATGGGTAAAACCGCTCTTGCATTGTTTCACGGTATCCAATCACAACAAGCGGGTATTTACTTCAATCTCGAAATGAACCCATCACAACTTTGTCAACGGCTTATCCTTCAAAACTCAACTGGCAGCATAGATTCTAAACGGCTCAGGGACGGCAATCTTAATCAGCCAGAACTGCACGTATTTGAATCGACCATCGGACACGTTGAAAAGATGCCGTTCACTATTTACGACAAGCCCCGTTGCGGTGTTCACGAAGCGATCAGGGTTATTAGGCAGCAAGTCAGGAAAGGAATGTGCAAATGGGTTATTATTGACTACTTACAACTTATGACTTTAGAAGGGTTTAGAGGCGGTAACCGTGAAGCGGAAGTAGCGGAAATCAGCCGAACGCTTAAAGCCGCCCAAAAAGAACTGCAAATACCTATAATCGCACTATGCCAACTTAACCGACAAGTAGAGCAACGAGCCGATAAAAAACCTATGCTTTCCGATCTTCGAGAATCGGGATCACTTGAACAAGATGCGGACACGGTTTGCTTCGTTTGGCGACCATCGTACTACAACCTATCCAACGATGAAGGGAAACCATACACAAACGAAACATTCTACCTATTTGAAAAGCATCGACAAGGATCAACGGGTACGGTAGAGTTTAGAAACAATGAAACCGTTACGACCTTTTATGATGCGAGCCAAGAACCAATGACATCACACCTACCAGTACAAATCGAATCAACCTCACTAAACCACATCCGAACCGAAAATGAAGATTTACCATTCTAAAGAGTTTGTTAATGTCGATCTTAACAAAGCGAAATTTATCCTTAAACTCCAATCCCTAACCGATGCAGAACTCGCACATCACTTTCCGAAACTTGCTGCGAAACTTGATCGGGACGGGATTATTAAAGCGGTGGTGTTCGGGATTGAAAAATAAATTTTCGCATCAGTGTTGTTCGTGTTGTTTATTTGTGTACGTTTGTGGAAAGATAAAGCGATATGCCACGACTGAAGAAATACACTGAACCTACTAAGCACCTGAGTAAGCGAGTTCCTGCCAGTCAGTTGAGTAAATGCCACGAAATAATTGATGAGTACCTAACACCATTTGAAGCACCGAAAGATGAACAAATCGAGGCGTTGAGGCTAATGGCGCAAAGAGCCCTTGCTAAAATCGAAACGAAATGAGCGACCAAACCAACCTTGACCTGACCGACAAGCAGCCGACCGCGTTGATGCGACTGGAGGCGGTAATGAATGGAATGTTTGTTGATGAAATTTTTAATCAAGATGTTGCATACAATTTAGCCATTAAGTCTTGCATAATTAAACTCAACGACCTCAAACCCTCCGAACTTGCCGACCTGAAACAAGCGTTTTGCGATGGGTACGTACAGACCGAATCTGCTGAAACGTGGAGTAAGAAGTGGGGAGTGAATGAAACGGTTGTTAGCGGCATTTCGGACACGGGTGGAATTGATAAATACTTTGACGATTTAGAGAAGTGGGAAAGACGTTTTTATTGCAATGAATGTGGATGTGATGATATTAAAGACTTTGCTTATGACAGAACTGTTGCAAATGGTGAAGTATGGCATTGTAAACATTGTAAAGCTGAAGCTATTTTAGGAAATAAACCAAACGAGGACAATTATTAACATTACAATTCTTAACCTAACCAACCCTAAACACAACGAACAATGAAAAAGCAAACAGCAGTTGAGTGGCTGATCGAGAAAATACAGTTGACCGATACGATTATAGATAATGGAGAAAGCAGCTACGTTATCTTGTTTCCAAATCTAAAACTAAAAGATATTGAACAAGCCAAAGCGATGGAGAAGGAGCAGATAATAGATGCTTACGCAATTGGTAAGTATTTAAATCAAGATGACAAAACATTTGCAGAACAATACTACACCCAAACATTCACCGAACCCAAAAACGATTGAATCAATTAATCATTACCTTTGTAACGTGAAGATGCCGAAAGACGTAACACTAATTGAGATCATCGTATTTGTCGTATTGTTTGCGGCTCTTTGCGGTGCGATAAATTTAATCGTGAATTGATATGGCAGCACACATTGGAAACAAGTTTTGGGAGTTAAGGCTATCCCACGGAAGGGATCACGCGATTGAAACGCCTGAAGAACTTTGGGATAATTTTGTTGAGTACGCTGAATGGATTGAACAAAATCCACTTATCGAAACAGATTTTAGAGGCAAGGATGCAGTTGAGGTGCAAATACCTAAAATGCGACCAATGACTAAAGAAGGATTTGCATTGGCTTGTGGATTAAGTGAATGGAGAGTGATTAGTGAATGGAAAGATAGAAAAGGTTTTTCCCAAATCATTACACGTATAGAGCGAAACATTTACGATCAGAAGTTTGTTGGGGCTGCTTGTGGATTCTTTAATTCCAATATCATCGCCCGTGACTTAGGGCTTACCGAAAAGAAAGAAATTGATGCAACTGTTAACGCTCCATTAGTGATAACGCTCGATAGTGATAGCACTAACCAAGAAACAAAGTGAGGCGTATAAAGCAGCAACAAGTGGCAACTATCAGGTAGTAATATTCGGTGGTGCTATTCGTGGCGGTAAGACTTATTGCCTACTGACTACATTCATTTCGCTTTCTTTAACATACAGACGGTCACGCTGGGTAATAATTAGACGGTCACTTCCCGACTTAAAACGAAACACTTTGCCGTCATTCAATTCTTTACTTGACAATGGAGTAAGACAGCACATTAAGTCTTGGAACGGTGACACTCACGTACTGACTTTTTCGAACGGATCGGAGATTATGTTTATGGCTGAATCGTTCGAAACCGATAAGGACTTAAACCGATTTAAGGGATTGGAGGCAAACGGATTTGGATTCGAAGAGATTAATGAGTGTCAGGAAGCCGCATTTTATAAAGCAATCGAACGGACGGGAACGTGGTTGAACGCTGACGGTAAACCACCGATGGTAGTAATGGCAACATTAAACCCTGCTCAGAACTGGACAAAGAAATTATTTTACGAACCATATCGAAACGACAAACTCCCTGCGAATTGGATTTACATACCATCGTTCATAACGGATAACAAGTACATACCACAAACCTACATCGACAATCTTAAGTCATTACCGCCCGTTCAATACGCTCGATTCGTTCAGGGCGATTGGGATGTTATGGAGGCTGTCGATAACCCATTCCTTTATAATTGGAACGATGACAAACACATCGACAATTCGATTCAGTTAAACCTCAACCGCCCCGTTATCTTTAGCATCGACTTTAACGTAGAGCCGTTGTGCGGATTGGTTATTCAGATGGACGGGCGCGATACTTATATTGTCGATCAGATACGAATATCAAACGGTGACATCAATAAGTTATGCGAACGTATCTTGTCAGTAGTAGGAGAGAATAGACGAGGATTGATTAAGATCACTGGCGATAACACTGGAACAAAACGAAACAGTTATTCAATGGAGAACCTTTCTGCTTTTGCCTTGATTAAACGCACGTTAAGGTTATCAGATAATCAATTCGTAGTACCACGAAACCCACTGCACACAAACAGCCGTGTTGATTGTAATTCGGCACTATACAACTTGAAGATAAAAGTCAACGCCCATAAATGCCCGAACGCAGTTAATGACTTCAAGCGGGTTCGATGGGATGGTGAACATATCGTTAAATCAAACCGTAACGATCCCGATCAGCAAGCGGATCATTTGGATAATTTTCGCAACTTTGTCAACGCATTCCTTAAACCCTACTTATGACACACGATGAATTAATTGAAAACGGATTTAATCAAGATCAATTTGATTGGACTTATCGAATTGGTAAGTACAGATTTTCTCATTTACAACTTGATGAGAAAATTGTAATAACTGGAGTTGGTGAATACGAAAACTATCACGGTGTTGCCTTGAAGCACGTAATGACTATTGAAGGTCTTTTGTTTATCGTTAACAATATTTTGGAATGATCTCAGTCGAAACCCATTCAAGCTATTATCTTAAACTTGTCACGCCAGAACTTAACTATTTCTTTTCAACAAACTTCGGTTGGATATGTAAAGGGATGCCGTTTGAATTTAAGTCAATGGTCGATGACAAGAAAGAAATTAGCCGACTTGAAATATTGGTACACGCACACGCATCAGAATACCAACTGAAACAATTTAATGCTTACCTTTCGGCAAAGAAACTACAAGTAAAAGCACAATGAGCGTTTGTAACACTTGCTATAATGGCGGCACTATTCCGAGTTGTGTTGCTTCGATTCAATTCGGCACGGTTGAGGTTGATACGACTTACAACCTATGGATTCAGAACAATGCTACTCAGGCAATCCGAGGCGCATCAGTTGAATCGGATTCGGACGGTAAGGTTAGCTTCGATGACTTTCTGATCGATCCGCGTTCGGCTTACACGTTATGGTTGACAGCCGATGGTGAAAGCCCGAATCAAACAAGAATCGACATTACAGTTGGTGAAGATGTTTATACTTCGATTTGTTTCGATGTGGTTAAATCGTTTGATAGTTTAGATGTTGTTGCAAGCCTTACCGAATGAAACGTCTTAGAAACATTCTATACGGCTGGTGGCTGTTGATGATCGACACACCTTCATCTTGGCTGTTAAACGCGAAACGAAAGAAGCATTGTCAGATATGCCCGTTTCGAAACAAATACCTAAACGTCTGTAATGATTGTGGGTGTTTCCTGCCAGCAAAAAGACGAGTTGAAGAAGAACAGTGTCCACAAGGTAAATGGTAAGATATGGCTACTTGGGTACGTCTGAAATCAAACTTATCGCAGTTTCCAATTAGCGATGATCCGATACTTAACGAGGCGCAAAGTATTGATTTAGGCGAGGTCTTTGTCAATATCAACTTTGATCTTGTTACTGATTGGTACGAACACGATGGAAAGATTTACCTAACACATTTAAACGATATTGAATACAAAATCTTTTATGGCACAACTGATGAAGTGGAAAAACAAATTCGCAAAGGCACTATCACAAATCTTTTCAAAACCAGCTAAACACCGCAACCAGTCGATGGTGTTTCTGTTTGAAAAGGACGGACACAAGTATTACAAGTTTCCAAAGAACACGAATCTACCACTTGACCGATTCAGTGAAATGATGGCTTTGCAGGAGTTGTTATCTTCAGGGCTTTCAGGTAGTGAGGTCGAAAAGATATTGGAGGTAATGGAAAAGGCAATTCACTCAGGACTTGCCAATCCACAAAACAGTGCAGTAATATCAACGTGCGTTCATTTAATCAGGCAGCGTAAGAGTAACATAGTACACCGTGACTTACTGCTTAATATCGCTGCGATTTGGATCGTAAGGGATGACGAACCAATCGAATCGATTACACTGGACATCCATAAATCTAAACTCGAAGTATTTGAGCGAATGACTAAGGAGGATTCGCACGGTTTTTTTACGAGTTTGGAGTTACCGCTTCTCGTTCCCTTAGTGAGTATGTCTCCAACAGACTTCAAGGAATTGTGGGAAAACAACGCCAACCAAATGCGGACGTTAACGCAACAGCTAACCTTACTCAATTCGAACTTGGTTATATCAAGTCCAAAATTAAAGCAGCGTTCGATGAACAATTAATGTCATTGTGCGATGGTGACGTGCAAGAATTTAAGGAATTGAAACGGTCGGACATAGCGACTTATTTGCTTAAATTTGAGGACTACTATAAGCGCAATGTCAAAGAAAGCAATAATTGAGTTAGAACTGAAGGCAGACGGCTATAAGGCTGATGTTGCAGAAATTCAGAAGGCTAACACCACCATAAGCGATTCGGCTACTAAGGCAGCCAATCAAGCGACTGAAGCCTACACACAAACTGGCAAGGCGGCAAAGGCTGCGTTTGCTTCGACTGAGGTACAGAAGGCTTTGACCGATCAGAATAATTCGGTTAAGACATTGACGGCTTCATTGGACAAGTTAGCTAAAGAAGAGATCGAACTGGTTAACGCCAATAAGCAAGCGACTGAAGCGTACAAGAACAATCGGGCAGAAGCGGAAAAGGTAAGGTCGCAAATAGCACAACTTACCAAACAGACTGAAAGTTACAATAAATCAAACGACAATACAGAAAAGAAAGCCAAGTCCTTAACCGGTCAACTCAGGGCAATGAAGCAAGAGTTGGCTTTGTTGGAGCAGGAAGGTAAAGACGGAACTGCACAGTTTCAGAACTTGGCTGTTGCTGCTGGTAAGTTAGAAGATCAGATCGGAGATACACGCGAACGGGTTAGGGTTCTTTCATCAGATACGTTTGTATTTGATGCGGCTATTGATGCAACTCAAACTTTGGCTGGGGCGTTTAGTGCCGTTCAAGGT